TGTCGCCGAATACATAAAACCCAAACTTTTATTGAGGGTTTGCCAATGAAATGGACCGATTCCCAGGCCAACCAGGTGCGCGACCTGCTCGTCGCTTTCAACGGGCCCGTCGAAGTCTGCGCGGTGATGGGCGTGGAGCCGTCCATGCTCGATGACCTCTGCCTCGGCACGTTCGGGCACGACTTCGCGCAGACCCAGGCGTCGTTCGCCGCCCAGGGACGCGCCGCGCTGCGCTGCCTCATCTACGACCGAGCCATGGAGGGCGACTCGAAGTGCATCGACATGCTCGCGCGTGAGCGCCTGGGCCTCGGCCCGGTTGAGCAGCGCCGCGCGAACATCGCCCACGAGGCCGAGCTGATCGAGATGGAGGCAATGGACGATGACGCCTTGGCAGGGCTCATTCCCGCCGCCGAGCAGGCGGGTGGCTAACCCCTACTCAGCGACGCAGACCGCCACCGTCGTGGCCCTCGCGTCTCGCGCCAACGTCAACCCGCTTCAGTGGCAGCGCAGCGTCCTCGATGACTGGACCGCCACCGACCCGGATACTGGCAAGGTCATTCACAACGTCTGCGGGCTCGCGGCTCCTCGCCAGAACGGCAAGAGCGTTGACGCCCAGTGGTGGGCGCTGAAGCGGGCCATGGTCGACGGCTACCGAGTCCTCTGGACCGAACACAACTACTCGACTACCTGCGAGATGATCGCGAGATTCAAGGCCGTGCTCGGGCGAAAGAGGAACGACAAGCTCGCGCCGTTCCCAGGCTTCAACCGCCACGTCGCCGCGTACAGCTCGAAGATCTCGGCTGAGAGCTTCACGTTCGACAGTGGCGGCGCGGTCCACTTCGCCACTAGGACGAAGAGCACGACGCTCGGCTACTCCTTCGACATGATTGTCATCGACGAGGCCCAGCAGCTCCTCGAGGAGCACGTCCAGGCCATCCTGCCGACCACCACGAGCGCCAGCCACCACGACAGCCAGATCATCTACCTCGGCACGCCGCCGCGCGTCGGCTCCGTTGCCGACAGCTTCGCGCGGGTCCGCGAGAACATCCTCGGCGGCATCGTCAAGAACGCGTGCTGGTCCGAGTGGGGCGTCGAAGAGATTGGCGACGTGGCCGACGAGGCCAGATGGTACGCATGCAACCCGTCGCTGGCCGAGGGCCTCGCGGACGTGAACGCCATCCGCACCGACCTCGGAGGCATGGCCCCGATAACCTTCGCCCAGGAGCACCTCGGCTACTGGCTGCCTCGCATCGAGCAGGCCAGGGCCATCCCCTCCGACAAGTGGGCGAGGTGCGCGACAGATGCGCCGCCGAGGGGCGACGTCTCTTTCGGCGCCAAGGTCTCCGTTGACGGCACCGAGTGCGCTGTCTCCGCATGCGTGAGGCCAAAGGACGGAAGGCCGCACGTCGAGCTGGTCGAGGTCTGGGACGTTGGCGAGTGCGGCACCTCCGTCGTGGTCGACTGGCTCGCCGCCAGGGCCGACAGCGCCGCGTGCATCGTCATCGACGGCCAGGGCATCGCGCCCACGATGGTGAAGGCGCTCCGCGACCGTGGCGTCCCGAGGGCTGCGCTGCGAATCCCGACCGCCACCGAGTTCGCGACCAGCTGCGCCATGCTGCTCGACCTCGTTAACGGCCAGCAGTTGACGCATTTCGCCCAGCAGCCGCTCACCGACTCCGCGACCTTCTGCACCAGGCGCGAAATCGGCAGCAAGGGCGGATGGGGCTTCGAGACCACCGACAACGGCGACGCGACTCTCATCGAGAGCGCGTGCCTCGCCCTCTGGGGAGCAATGACAACCCGCCGCAAGCCAGGCCAGAAGACGAGAGGATTCTTCTGATGACTATTTCCTATGACATGTGCATCGAGGAGTCCATCGCGTCAGCGCCAGGACTCACCCCCGACGAGTCGGAGGCCATCCGCGACCTCGTCACCGAGTGGCGGATGAGGCTCCCGCGCAACGTCCTTCGCGACGAGTACTACCTTGGGCACGTGCCCCTGAAGGACATCGGCGTCGCCATACCTCCTGCCATCCGCAGCAAGATAGACCCGCGCGTCGGTTGGGCAAAGAAGGCGGTCACATCACTGGCTGACCGCGTGCGATTCGACGGCTTCTCCTCGGATGACGAGCAGACGGCCTCGGAGCTTCGGGCCATCGTCGATGCCAACGACCTCAATAACCTGATGCACAAGGCCGTCATCTGCGAGCTTAAGCACTGCTGCTCGTTCCTCACGGTCACCGACTCCGAGAGCGGCCCCGTCATCAGCGCCTATCCCGCGACGGCAGCGTCAGCGCGGTGGGACGACGAGCGCAAGACCATCAAGGACGGTCTCGTCGTGGTCGCGTCCGAGCAGGTCGCTGGGACCGACGAGAGGTGGCCGACGAAGGTCAACCTCTTCACCGGCGACTCCGTGGTCATGCTCGCGCGAGATACCGTCATCCGCGACGGCAGTTGGTCGGTCACCAGGATGCAGCATGGCATGGGCAGGCCGCTCATGGAGCCGATGGCCTACTCGCCGACGCTCGAGCGCCCGTTCGGCAGCTCCCGCATCACCCGCACGGTGATGAGCCTCGTTGACGAGATGCAGCGGGCCAAGGCCTACGCCACCATCGCCGCGGCTTTCGCCGCGAGCCCGCAGAAGTACCTGCTCGGCACCGACGATGACCCAATTGAGGGCAACCGGTGGAACGCCTACATCGGCTCCATCGTCACGTTCACGATGAACAGCGAGGGCAACGCGCCAGAGTTCGGGCAGCTCCCGCAGCCGTCGATGCAGCCTCACGCCGACTACATGCGCCAGCTCGCGGCGCAGTTCTCGGGCGAGACCAACGTTCCCGTCTCGTCGCTCGGCATCATGCATGACCAGGCCACCAGCTCCGAGGCGCTCTATGCCGCGAAGGAGGACATGGTCATTGACGCGGCCAACGTCATCGAGGGCAACAAGCGGGCGCTGCGCAACGTGGCGCTCATGGCGCTGGCGGTCCTCCACGGCTCGTCATTCGAGGCCGAGGTGAGGCGCGGCATCACCATCGACGCCATCTTTGCCAACCCGTCGAGGCCGAGCGTGGTCTCCCAGTCCGACGCCATGGTCAAGCAGATAAGCGCAATCCCGTGGCTCGCCGACACCGACGTGGCGCTGGAGCAGCTCGGCTATTCGAGCGAGGACATCCACCGCATGGAGGCGAGCCGCAGGCGCTCCCAGGGCCTCGCGCTCCTCGGCGCGGCGAGCGCCCAGCGAACGGCGCGTCAGAACATGCATAACCTCGCGGCGATGAAGCCGACCGAGGAGTGAGCAGATGGACGAGCAGCTGATCCCGCGCTCACTCATCGACGCCTACGGCGACGCGCTCACGATGCTCGAGGATGAGAGCGCCGCCACCCTTAGCCAGGCCGTGGCCGCGTGGCTCGAGAGCCACCCCGAAATCGACTGGGACGAGCTGCGCAGCTTCGCCACGAACGCGGCCTACGTCGCGTCGACCGAGCTTGCATCGCAGTCAGCTGGCCTCTCAGACGCCATGGCCGAGGTCATCACGGGCACCGCGCCGCAGGTCGCCGCCAGTGTCACCGTCGAGGTTGACGCCAAGGCGGTCGAGGGCACGGTGCGCCGCCAGATCAACCTCGTTCGCGCTGGCAAGCCTGGCGAGTTCGCCGAGGCCATCGGTCGCATCCCGAAGAGCTACGGCAAGCGTGCCGCGCGTGAGCGTGCTCTGGGCAACGTCGACAAGAACGTCCGCTACCAGCGCGTGCAGCAGGGCGAGAGTACGTGCACCTTCTGCCAGATGCTGGCGGCGCGTGGCCCCGTCTACGTCTCCGAGAGCAGGGCGGGCAAGTTCAGGGAGTTCCACAAAAACTGCGACTGCGTCGTGGTCCCCGTCCCCGTCGGCTACAAGGTCGAGGGCTTCGACGCCCAGGCCGAGTACGACCGCTGGCAGGCGCTGGCCGCCATCGACGCGGATGACAAGCGATACCCGACCAAGGAGGCCAAGGAGGCCGCGAAGCTCGATTGGGTCGAACGGCACCCGTCGCGAAGCCTCTTCGTGGACTAGAGGCAAGCAAGGAGGCATCTGCATGAACTTCAGCTACATCGTGGAGAACAACCCCGCATACTCGCCCGACAAGGTGCGCGACCCCTACCACAGGGGCGTCCTGGACGGCTACGACGCGGCCATTGACGACCTGGAGACCTTCCTGGCCAACGTCTACGACGCCGACGTTGTCGAGGACTCGCCTTACTCGGAGAAGGTGATGGCCAGGCTCGCCGCCGAGGTCGTCGACAACGCCCGCGAGTGGCTCCACGCCACCTGGTGCGAGCACGTCGTGTCGTTCGTCGAGGATGAGCCCGACGAGGGCGAGTGATCACGACAAAGCAAGGCATCAACCGTGACGCATCCGGAATGGCGGCGTCATGCATCTTTCATTGCCGGAATGGCAGACAGGAGCCGAAATGGCAGAGCAGACCACCGAACCGACCACTGGCCAGGCAGCTGAGGAATTCGCGAGCGCGGCCACCCAGCTCGAAGACGTGAATGGCGCAACGCCGCAGCCTCAGCAGGCTGATGACGCCGAGCTGAAGAAGTGGAAGGAGCTTAGCCGCAAGAACGAGAGCGCCGCTCACAAGGCGCAGTCGGAGCTTGCGGCAGCGAACGCGCGGATAAAGGCGCTCGAGGACGCCGCGCAACGCGAGCGCGATGTCTCCGAGGTCGCAGCGGCGACTGGCGTTCCAGCATCCCTCATCCGTGGCGCGAACCGCGCCGAGATGGAGGAGCATGCGAAGGCCATCGCCGAGGCCTACGCCAGGCCGACGGCACCGCAGGTTCCGCATGCGGGCTCGTTCTCGGCCAACGCGCGACCGTTCGCGGAACTCTCAGAGGCTGACAAGATGCGGGCCATCGCAGATGGCATCTCGCGCCAGCTCGGCCTCACCAACTAGCAAAGATTGGAGCTGAAAATGGCAGCACTTGACACCAGCAGCGTCGTTCTCCCGCAGGAAGTCTCCGAGATGCTCCTCACCAAGATCTCGGACCATTCCGTCGTCCAGCGTCTGAGCACGCTTACCCCGACCATGTTCAAGGGACAGGCCTACAATCTCTTCACGCAGGAGCCCGAGGCCGAGTTCGTGGACGAGGGCGCCCAGAAGTCCTCGATGACGCCCGAGATCGGCCAGGCGTTCACCAGCCTCCACAAGGCGCAGGTCACCGTCCGAATGAGCGACGAGCTTCGTTGGTCCGACGAGGACAACCGCATGCAGATCGTCTCGCAGATCGTCAGCAGCGGCTCCCGCGCCCTTGGCCGCGCCCTCGACTACGGCGTGCTCTACGGCGTCTCGCCCGCGACTGGCACGCAGATGAACAACCCCTCGTGCATCATCGATCCCAGCATGCAGACCGTGACCGCAACCTCTGACCCAGCGGCAGACCTCGATGCGCTGGTCGAGATGGTCAACGAGGACTACGAGATCAACGGCATCGCGCTCTCCAAGCCGTGGGCGAACGAGCTGCGCAAGAAGCGCGACCCAAACACCGGGCTGCGCTGGTTCCCCGAGGTTCCGCTGAACCTCAACACGGGCAACCTCGAGGGCATCCCCGCCGCCACGTCAAGCACCGTCAACGGCACGAAGGTCGCCCAGTCGGTCACCCTGCCGAGAGCCCTCGCCATCGTCGGCAACTGGGACCTCGTCAAGTGGGGCGTGGCCCGCAACCTCGGCCTCGACATCATCGAGACTGGCGACCCCGACGGTCTCGGCGACCTCAAGCGCCTGAACCAGGTCGCCTACCGCCTCGAGATCGTCTACGCCTGGGCCATCCTCGACAGCGACGGCTTCGCGGCGCTCGTCCCCCATCAGGGCTAGGCCATGCGCGTCAGAACGCTGGGCATCGTCCAGCATGCAGGGCGCATCGTCGGTAGCGGCCACGTCATCGACGTTGACGAGGAGTCGGCGCAGCGCCTCGCTGACCGTGGCCTCGTCGCCGTGGTCGAGCGTCACGAGCCCGAGCCAGAGCCAGAGCCGCCGCAGGAGCCTACGCCGCCGAAGCCGCAGCGCAAGCCGCGAGCACGCAAGCAGAAGGAGCAGGCATGAGCCTAGAGCAGGCCTACGCGACGCTCGATGACTACGAGACCAGGTTCGGTGCTGTCCCCGACGGCGACCAGGCGCGGGTGGAAGCACGCCTCTGGGACGCGTCGGTGATGGTCTACCAGCTCTCCCATGACCCCGCCGCGCTCGACGCCGACGCCGCCTGCATGGTGGTCTGCAACGTCGTGCACCGCTCGATGGCCACGGGGGAGGCCGCAGGCCTCACGGACGGCGTCCCGTTCACACAGATGAGCCAGACTGCTGGCGTCTACTCGCTCTCGTACAGCGTCGCCAACCCCTACGGCGACCTCTACCTCACGAAGGCCGAGAAGATGCTCCTCGGCATCGGCAAGGTCGTGTGCGGGAGCATCGACGCGATGGTCCACGAGGACGGCGAGGCGTGATGAAGACCACGACCGTCTACGTCTGGCGACCGACGGCTGGCCGCGACCAGTGGGGGCAGCCCACGCAGGCGTGGCAGTCCGAGGCCGTCTCTGGCGTCCTCTTCGCGCCGCCATCGGGCAAGCTCGCCACGGGCGACGACGAGGAGATGCGTGCGGGTGACGTTGGCGACATCACGTTCCACTTCCCGCGCGGCTTCGAGGCGTCGCTGGCGGGATGCTCCATCGAGACCGAGCCAGTCGGCGGGGAGCGCAGCCTCTGGGACGTTCTTGGCGACCCGGTACCGTACATGGCCGAGAACACGCCAGGCCAGTTCACGATGCAGGTTCACGCGACGCGCAGGACCGCAGCGCAGAGGAATGTGGGGCCGTCGCCATGGCAACCGTGAGGACCGTGCGACCCGACCGCTTCTGGGCCGAGGTCGAGGAGTGCATCGACGAGGCCGTCGACGAGGTCGCGAGTCAGACGGAGTCGGCGGTCTCGAAGGTGGGCAAGCAGGCGGCGAGGGACGTGCGATCAAACGCCCGCAAGGCCTTCGGCGGCAGCGGAGAGTACGCGCGCGGCTGGAAGGTGGACTTCAAGGCTGCGGGCCTCAAGTCCTCATCCGTCGTCTACAACACGACGCAGCCATCCCTGGCCCACTTGCTGGAGCTTGGCCACGAGCAGTTCGTTTGGGGCCACCCGACGGGGCGTCGCTTCGCAGGGCGCAAGCACCTGGAGCCCGCGTTCGTCAAGGGCGTCGCCGACCTGGAGAGGGAGATGCGGAAAGATGAGACATAGCGACCTCTGCGCGGCGCTCACCGCATCGGGCATTCCGTGGACGGGCGAGCGCTGGGACGTGCCGCCGTCAGCCATCCCACCGCTTCCCTACGCGGTCAAGTGCCGCGACTCCGCGCCGACGAGCCACGCCGACAACCTGACGCTCGTCAGCGCCAACTACTGGCGCATCGAGCTTTACTCGCGCAACTACGATTACGAGGCAGAGGGCAGGCTCGAGGCAGCCCTGGACACCGCAGGTTTCGCCTACGCGCTCGAGCCCGTGGGCGAGGTCCCCGACTCGGGGGGCGTCTACGAGACCTGCCTTTATGTCACAACCATCGATTAGATTGGAGGCCGCAATATGGCCAACAAGGTAACCTTCGGCATCTCCAACGTCCACATCGCGACGCTCACCGCGCCAGCAGCGGACGCCACGAGCACGCCGACCTACGGCACCGTGACCGCGCTGCCGGGCACCGTCCACCTCACCTACGATCCCGAGAGCAACGACTACACGTTTGCCGCTGACAACAGCGCCTACTTCTCGGGCACCTACGCGGGCCTCGGCTACACGGGCGACCTGGAGGTCGCGCTCATCCCCGACGCGCTGCTCGCCGAACTGCTCGGGTGGGTCATCGACGAGAACGGCGGCATTTCCGAGGTCTCCGACGCCATCGCGACGCCGTTCGCCATGGGCTTCCAGGTCGAGGGCGATGTCGCTGGCCGCCGCACGTGGTTCTACAACGTAAAGATGGCGAGGCCGTCGGGCGACCACGAGACCGTCGATGACAACATCGAAGTCTCGACGCAGACCGCGCCCATCACGGTGCTGCCCATCGACATCAAGGGCGTGAGCGTGACGAAGTACTCGCTCGAGCGCACCGCCGCCAACGCGACCGTTTACGACGCCTTCTTCGACGCAGTCACGTTCCCCGGCACCCCCGCAGCCTAAGCCTAGGAGCCGCCTTCCATGCAGACCGTGAACATCGGCGGCAAGACCGTCGAACTGAGCGGCTCCATCCTCGCGCCGCTTACCTACTACAACGCGTTCCACGCCGACGAGCTTTTCGAGTCGCTCTCGCGCGTCGAGACCAGCGCCAAGAACATGCTCGACGTGCTGCACCTCACGTGGGTGATGGCCCATGACGCGGCCGTCGCCTCTGGCAAGGAGGCCCCTGGCTTCGAGGCGTGGTGCAAGAACGTCGCCGGGGATGCTGACTTCTCGGCTCTCAGAGACGCGGTGATGGCCGAGTCAGCGGCGACGTGGTTTCGTTCGGCCATCGAGCAGCTCGAGCGAGAGCAGCGAGAGCAGCGGGAGCAGCGAGAACGAGAGGCCGCTTCGGGCGGTGGTGCTGGTGAGCGCCAAGAGGATGGGGCTTAGCATCCAGGAACTCGCCTGCATCGACATGCCAACGTTCGTGGCCGTCTGCGCCGAATGGACTGGCAAGTCGCCAGACGGCAAGGCGGCATCAGAGAGCAAGCCACGCAAGGCCACCCAGAGCGACATTGACCGCTTCCTCCTGTGAGCGGCTTCGCCGCCTCCTGGGTGGCCTCTTTTTTTGTGTGGAGGTGAAAATTAATGCCAATCTACAAGGACATAGTCCTGCGCTTCGGCGGCGACTCGAAGGATCTTGAGCGCAGCCTGAGCAGCACGAAGAAGAGCATCAGCCGAATCTCCGCCGCGACGGCTGGCCTCGGGAGGTCGCTCACCACTGGCGTAACCGTACCACTGTCTGCGCTCGCGGCAGCTGCGACGAATACCGCCGTGGAGTATGAGAGCGCGTTCGCTGGCGTCAAGAAGACCGTGGACGCGACCGATGGCGAGCTTCAGCAGCTCTACGAGTCGACCGTGAAGCTCAGCGAGACCATCCCCGTCAGCTCGACCACGCTCATGAACATCGAGGAGCTGGGCGGGCAGCTCGGCATCAGCACCGACAACCTGCTGGGGTTCACGGAGGTCATCGCTGGCATCGGCGAGGCCACCAACCTCACCGTCGAGGAGGCGGCGACCCAGTTCGCGCAGTTCGCCAACATCACTGGCATGAACCAGAGCGACTTCGACCGCCTCGGCTCGACGTTGGTCGACCTCGGCAACAACGCGGCCACCACCGAGGCCGACATCATGAACATGTCGATGCGCATCGCGGGCGCTGGCAAGTCGGCGGGCATGCAGGTGACCGACATCCTCGCGCTGGCAACGACGCTCAGCTCGCTGGGCATCGAGGCCGAGGCTGGCGGCACCGCCATCTCGACGATCATCGCCGAAATCGACAAGCAGGTCGCCACCAGCGGCGAAGACCTGGAGACGTGGGCGGCGACCGCTGGCATGAGCGCCGAGGAGTTCGCCGCGGCGTGGCGGGCCGACCCCGTGGTCGCCCTCCAGGCGGTCATCGAGGGCATGGCCGACATGCAGGGCGAGGGCGGCAACCTCTCCGTGCTGCTCGAGCAGCTGGGCATCGGCTCCATCCGCCAGTCGGACGCCTTCAAGCGCATGGCCAACTCGGGCGACCTCTTTAACGCGACGCTCGAGACGGCCAGGTCAGCCTGGGAGGACAACAGCGCCCTCGCGACCGAGACCGGCAGGCGCTACGAGACCACCGCCTCCAAGGTCCAAATATTCATGAACAAGCTCTCCAACGTCGCCGCGACGCTCGGCGGGCCGCTGGCCGAGGCGCTCGCGGACGCGCTCGACGACCTCTCGCCGCTCATCAAGGCGGCAGCAGACGCCGCGCAGGCATTTGCCGACATGGACCGCGACACCCAGCTCGCCATCATGACCATCGGCGGCATCGCGGCGGCGGCGGGCCCCGTGCTCGTCTTCGTCAGCAAGGTGACAGGCCCCATCGGTGACTTCGTCGGCAAGCTCCAGGAGGCGGCTGCTGGCTTCGACGCCATCCCAGTGGCCGCTGGCAAGGCAGACGGCAAGGTCACCATGAATGCCGCGACCAAGGCCGTCGATGGCGTGGAGACCGCCGCGAAGGACGCGGGCGCCGCGGTCGAGGGCATCGGGGCTGCTGCTGCGACCGCCGACGCGGCCACCTCGATGGCGGGCGCGAAGGCCGACCTCGACGACACCGCGACCAAGGCCAAGGGCGCGGCAAAGGCCATCGACGGCAACGCCGACAGCCTCACCGCCGCTGCGAAGCAGGCCGACGGCATCTCGATGGCCAAGGCCACGGATGCGCTCGACGACGTTGGCGAGAGCGCGACAAGCGCGGCAAAGGCCATCAGCGGAGGTGCCGACTCCATCGACGCGGCAGCGAGCACTGCGGACGCCGCGGTCACCATGACCACGGCGAAGACCAGCCTCGGAGACGTCGAGACCAAGGCGACGAAGGCGGCCAAGGCCATCGACGGCGCGGATGGCATCACCGCTGCGGTCGCGAGCGCCGACTCGAAGACGTTGGGCAAGGTCACGGGCGAGCTTGGCAACGTCGAGACAGCGGCGACCAAGGCCGCCATGCGCATCGGCGGAGGTGCCGCAGGCCCCGTGCTCGCGGTCGCGCTCGCTGGGCTCGCGGCTGCTGGCATCATCGTCGGGCTCGTGACGCTCTACAACCACTTCAAGGAGATCCAGGAGCAGGCAAAGCGCGTCGAGGAGGCCACGGGCGGCATCACGGCTGCGCTCGAGCGGCTCAACGAGACTGGCGAATCGACGGACGTCGAGGACTCGTTCTCGCAAATCGTCGAGGACTCCAAGTCCATCGCCGGGAGCATCAAGTCCGCCGCAGATGACACGATCTCGCTTTACGACAGCCTCGCAGCCGACAACTTCAAGATGGAGGCGTCGATTTCGCGAGTCTCGTCGCTCGGGGAGAGCATCCAGGAGCTGGCTGGTAAGGAGACGCTCACCTCCGAGGAGCAGCGACGGCTCAACGTCGCCGTGAGCGAGTTCGAGCGGCTCACGGGCGAGTCCATCTCAACGGTCGATGACGAGACTGGCGCCATCATCGTGAACGCCGACGCGGTCGGCTCGCTGGTAGACGCCTACGCGCGGAAGGCCCGCATGGCGGGCTACGAGTCGGCCCTCACCAAGGTCTACGAGGCCCAGGGCGATGCGATGCTGCAGGTCGCCGAGGCCACAGAGCAGCTCGGGAAGTCGCAGGCGGCAGTCGACAGCAACCTGCGGCAGCTCGGCATGACAGAGCAGCAGGTCATGGATGCGCGGCGCACTGCGGCCGTCGACATGAACGAGGAGAGCGCGGCGCTCGTCGAGACCACGGCGCAGCTCATCGAGGCGCGAGACCTCGACAAGCAGTCGCTCGAGACGGCCACGGCGGTCTATGACGGCGCAACCGCCACCGCTGACCTATACGCCGAGACGCTCTACAACGTAAGCGCCGAGGAAGAGCAGGCGACGGAGGCGACCGAGGCCACCGCCGACGCGGTAGAGACCACCGCCGAGGCCACCGAGGAGGCGACCGAGCAGCTCAAGGAGTTCACCACGGCTGGCGGCGCGACGGTCGAGGTCTCGGAGGAGATGGCCGACGCCCTCGGGGACGCCGAGGAGCGATTCACCTCTGCGGCCAAGGCCGTGGGCGGCATGGGCGAGGGCGTGACCAAGGCCATTGGCGACGCGGGCTACTCGGTAACGCAGTTCGCGCTCATGGTCGAGGAGGCGGGAGGCGGTCTCGACCACTTCGCCGCCGTCTACGACTCGATGGGCGGAGCGGCAGACCCGTTCGCGCAGATGGAGGTCAGCGCGTCTGGCGCCGCAAACGCGGTGCGCGACGCCGACGGCAACATCACCAACCTGGCCCAGAGCACGCAGCAGCTCTATGAGAACATCGAGCACAACCAGAGCGTCGTCGACCAGTTCAACGAGGCCATCACCGCGCTCTACGAGCAGGCGCAGACTGAGGCGGACATAGCTTTCGTCGACCAGCTTGTCGAGAAGGGGCCAGCCGCCCTCGGCGAGCTTCAGAACATCGCGAGCGCGAACGGGGATGCGGCCATCACGCTGCATGACCTCGCGGACGCCCAGGAGCGGCTCGACCAGTCGGTCGCCAGCACCGCCGTCAACGCCGAGCTTCAGAGGATGGCGGCCAGCTACCGCCTCTTCGGAACCGAGGCGCTCGGCAGCGCCTACGCGGTGGACCAGGCCACGGGCAACATCACCACCATCGTCGGTGAGGGAGCCGACGCCATGGTCGTCACCATCGACCAGGCGACTGGCGAGATCATCGGCGCGATAAGCGCTAGCGCACCGGAGGCGCAGGCGGCGGCCGCGGAGCTTCGCGAGAGCGCGACCACTGGCGTGGACGGCACCGCCGAGGACTTCGGGGCCGAGGGCGAGGCGGCAGGCGCCGCGTTTGCCGATGGCGCGTCCTCGCAGTCGGGCGAGGTCGCCGCGTCGAGCACGTTCCTCGGCGAGGAGGCCTACAACGCGCTCGTCACGCTGCCCGACGAGATGCAGGCGCGTGGCCAGGTCGCTGGCAGCTCGCTGGGCTACGGCCTCTGGGTGGCTCGGACGCAGGCCGCGAACTATGCGACGCAGCTCATCGCCAAGGTCATCGAGGCGCTGGGCGGCGCTGGATCCGACGCCGAGAACAAGGGGCGGGGCCTCGGCAACCGCTTCAGGGCGGGCATCAGCGCAACGAGCACCAACGTCGAGGCTACGGCAAAGACGCTGGCGTCGACCGCAGCAACGGGACTCGGCAACCAGGCCGCAGTCGCCGAAACGAAGGGAACGACGCTCGGCTCCAAGTTCGTGAGCGGCATCAAGTCGAAGTCGACCGACGCCAAGAGCGCGGGCACCACGCTCGCGACGAATGCAGTCATCGGCATGGCGGCGCAGTACACCAACGCCACCACGAACGGCAGCAACACGGGCGAGAAGTTCTACGCCGGTGTGCTCTCGCAGTCATCCAACGCGGGGTCGTCGGGAAGGGCCGTCGCCGAGGCGGCGCGGAACGGCATGGCCTCGTTCACCTCGCAGGCGTACCGCGACGGCGCGGAGATGGTCTCCAACTACGCGAACGGCATCAGATCGCGTACCTCGGAGGCCTACCAGGCGGCCTACGCGGTCGCCAACTCCGTGAAGTCGCTGCTCCATTTCACCGAGCCGGACGAGGGACCGCTCGTCGGAATCAACGACTCGGGCGCGGAGATGGTCCGCAACTACGCGGCGGGGATGCGAGCCGAGGTGGCCACGGTCCAGGAGGCGGCGCGTCAGGTCGCCGCAGCAGCGAAGTTCGACGGCATGGTCCAGCCGAGCGCCGAGCAGCTGAGCGTTGGCGAGCCCATCTACAACGCCTGGAACATCGAGACGCTCAACGTGCGCAAGGAGAGCGACATCCAGGCAATTGCCGACGAGCTGCACAGGATGCAGGTCCAGGATTCGCGAGGGAGGTTGAGATGGCAGGTCGCGTGATCACCTACGGAGGCGTCGACCTCTCGCAATTCGGCACCATCGAGAGTATCGACCGAGACGCGATGGGCGCGGTCTCCGTCGCCAGCACGCCCATTCCAGGCAGGGACGGTAGCCTCTACCTCGGTGCGACGGTCCAGCCGCTGGTGGTGAGCGCCCAGCTGCGCATCATCAGCGGCAGCAAGGGGGCCATGCGCGAGACCGTGCGCGGGCTCGCGGGTGCGCTCAGGCCCGACGGGCTCAAGCCGCTCATCGTCCCCGACGAGCCG